TCGTCACTGTATTTACCAGGTTCATAACTAACTTGTTTTGCAGCTCTGTCAGCAGCAAATTCTTTTAACATTTCAAATTGTTCTTCAGTTAATTCAAATATTGGTTTATTAAATAACATTAGTGATAATTGATTTAGTGAATCCATTTTACTTGGATTTGAAACTTGTGGTCCAATCTCTACACCTTCTTCTTTCATTAAATATTCTGGTGTAATAATTTCTTCTTCTGTCTCTAAAACTTCGTCGTCTACATCTCCACCCATCGCAAATCCCGGTACGATTCTCATAGGTTCAGGCCTCCTTCCGCCTAATGGTTGTCCAAATGCTGTTTCTAATCCACTTACAGCTTGTTGTAAATTTGATCCAATATTTCTTTCGTATTCATCTTGTTCAGAAGTATCTTCAAATTCTTCTCTTGCTATTTTTAAAGCTTCTTCTTTTGCTTGTGCAAGAGGCATGCCTTGCTCAACAAATTTATCAGTCATAGTAGCTACAAAACTAGCAGCTCTAGGATCTATTTTACCACCGTTAGCTTTCTCAACTCTTTTTTTCTTTTTCTTTTTTAATTTTTCTAACATATCGTAATACTTATCTAGACCACCTTTCATACTAGCTGGTGTCATAGTTCTTACCTTACCGCCGTCCGCGTACCCATATTTGTCTAGCATCGCATTTGTTTCGTCAGCATCGTATCCCGCACCGACGAAGATGTCAAAGATAGCAGTTCTTCTTTTTGCTTTGTCTCTGATACCTCTTGCTAATAAATCTGCTTCGTATTCTGCTATAGCTTTTTCGTTTAGCTCTGCTTGTTTAATTCCAAAATCTAAAGCTGTTTGTCCACCAACTTTTTTTATACCTGTAAGTCCTTTACCATCTGTGTTTCTTATATACTCAGCTCCTTTAGTTGCCATTTCAGCTAAAGCTTTATTAGAAGTTCGTGAAGCAACTCCTGCTAAACCTTGTTCAATAGCTGCTGGGGCCGCTGCAATCGCACCAGCTCTTAATGCATCTTTTATATCTGCTTCATCGTCCGAAGCTATTCTAGCTAAAGCTGCTTTTGTAAAAGGACTAGCAATGGGTCCAAGTCCCGCCATACCAGGAATAGCTGCAGCTAAAAAAGGTATAGCTGGTCGTACCTCTTTAGGTATTAGTTTTTTAATTCTACGTCTTATTCCAGAAAAAAATCCCATAATTTATCTTTATTATATTGTTGAAATGCAAGAAGGCAAGTCTTGTATATATGCCAGTATCGTGCATTTTACTTGTTTTTTACTCAATCGTCAATCGCTGATGTTAAAGTCAGCGCCTATCTTTATCTCTTCTACAGTCACATTTACGTCTCTTCGTATGTGCTCAGATTTAGTCTCTGTGCTTGGGTTTTGAACATCTGCCATAGCTTCCGCATCAGACATATATTCTTGACCTGTAACTGTATTAGTTAAAGTAACCTCTGTTTTAGGCGTAATTACTGGCACTCTTTTACCATTAATTGTCTCATACCTAACAGAAGCTTCTGTTTCTATAAAAGGCATTATTTATCCTCCCTGTTTATTTCTAGTACAGATGCAACAACATCAACAGCCCCACTGGCTGCTTGTACTTTTAATACTTCACTTTCCTCCATAATCAAAGGCTCTGATATAACTTGCTTGTTTTCATTAGCAGCTAGAGTTATCAAATTATCTATTACAAAAACTGTGCTTGAAGCATTTAATAATGTTACTTTAGCAGTAGCAGATCCTGCTGCATCTTCAGCTATTAAAATAGATTTAACAATAGCTCTTGAGTTTGAAGGCACAGTGTACAAAACTGTATCCGCAGTTGTAGTTAAACTTAATTTTTGGTTTCTATATATATTTGCCATTAACCTAAACCTAACCAAGTAAATCGTTCTTGGTCTTCTTTTTGTTGTGTTAAGTATGTTGAATTTAATTGTTCAATAATTGCAGACAAAGCTCTGTTAATTTGTCTTTGGTTATCTTCGCTGTATTCTTTTTTAGGTTCTGGTAATCTTACTACTACTTTTGTCATTATCGTCTCCCGTCTGGTTGTAGGTCAGCTTGAAACGTACCAAATCTCCACGATTCTGCTGCACCTGTGTTTTCTATTTTTATAGCTGCATACCTACCTCTTGCCCTTGTGTCAATCTTAGTTGTGCTAGAGTTAACTGTAAAAGGACTTAATGTTGTGTTGGTATTTGGATCTGCAGGATAATCAGCTACAGATATTGTTATTGTAGCATCACCTTGTAAAATTTTAAAGTTAGGTAAAAATCTTCTCATAGCTAAAAAGTATTCTGCTGCACCCTGATCAGTCTGTAATGAAAAATCATAAGATTGTATAAAAGATGTAAGAGTTGTAACACTACCATCTGGGTTTACCTGATCGGTCCCCGTTTCGTGTTCAAACAATACGCTTTTACCTAATCCCGATTCGCCGATCACTGCTGGAAATGTGCCTGTGCCTGAACTATCATAAGCTGTTGCATATGGTTTAGGATATACAAGTGAGTCAATCCAAGTTGTTCTAATAGAATTGGTATTAACGCCTGTGTACCAATTACCCATAGGTAAAGGATTATTAGTTACACCATAATTATAAACTACATATCTATTATTAAACGATGATCCTGATGTAGGATACCACCATATCACTTCTGTAAACAAATTGTTTATACCAGCAGCTACTTGTTGTCCTTTTGTAGTGTCAATGTCATCATAAACATAGTCTTCAACAGAACATGGTAATGTGTTTACTGTACCATCAAACGAGAAGAAACCATTGCTACCCATCCAATATGCAACACCATCAATTTCAATCGCCGCATTCTTACCTATCAAACCACAGTTTGTACCCACTTGTTCAAATCCAAATGTAAATGGAGCTCCAACAAACTTCATGGTATATAAAGCGTTATCAGTCCAAACTAGAATGTTTTCTTTTGCAACCAAAGCTCCCATAATTTTTGTACCATCTTGTAATCTTTGAGAACCAGCTGTGTTTGTTGCTAAAATATCATAATCATTTATATCTTCTTGTTCTGAAAATCTAATAAACATATCATCTTGTGTTGATGCAGAACCAATAGTTGTTTCAGTTCCAAAATGAATTAAGTGTCTTGTAGTAGGTGATATTAATGTAACTCTAGTTGCAGTAGGATTATTAGATGTAGAAAAACCAGATGTAGTTGTAGAAGCTCTTACAGTTAATCTTGCTGCGTCGCCAGCATTCCATGTAAATGTTTTACCATTTGCAATTGTTGCAACTAATACTTGACCAAAATTACTTAAAGACCAAAGCCCAGGTTCAAGTGTAATTGTACCTGCATCAACCGCATCACCCCAACCACTAAACTCTGAAGCGTTTGTAACTGTTGCACCATCAGAATGTATTGCGCTTGCTGTTCCTTTTTGTGCTCTAGAAATACCTGTTAATTCATTACCAGCAACACCTGTGTAAGTTATTAATTCATTAGCAATTGCTATTGTTCCACCTGATGATGGAAAACCTGTAGTAGAAGCTAAACGTATTTGTGTAGCAGATCCATTATTACCATTTGTGTCTGCGGCCAACGCTCCATCAAGAGTTGATGTTTGTGCACCTTGAACTGTACCACCATATTGACTAATA